ATTAATTTTTCAAAAAATTTATAGATTGTATTCCAATGTAGAATATTTTTTATGTTAAATTCATTTATATCTCTAAATTACATACCAGTTTTTAAAATTAAATAAATATAATTACATAATTCTTTAATTTTATATTTTCTATTTTTTGTTTTATTATAAAATTTTTCATATAATTTTATATCATTATGTATAATTTTAACAAAAGTTTTTTTCTTCATTTAGAATAGTATAGATTATATTCTTATAAAATTAAATTAATTATTTTATAAGAACTAAAGATAAACAGATTTTATAATAAAAAAAATTGAATTTTTTTTTAATTGAATTGTTTTCAATTATTATCATTTACAAAAATGAATCACACACAACAAAAGTTGATAGAGCAACAAAAGTTGATAGAGCAACAAAAGTTGCTAACACATCAACATTCTATGTTTATGCAAATGCAGCAACAACAACAGGCTTTGTTCATGCAAATGCAGCAAACACAGGTACAAAACCTTTCTTACGGTAATAACACTGGCGCAGCTACTGGCACTAGTGCTGCTACTGGTATTGGTGCTGCTAGTGCTGCTAGTGCTGCTACTGGTATTGGTGCTGCTACTGGCACTGGTGGTTATTACGGTCCTTGCGGTCCTCGTAATCATCGTGGTCCTTGTACTGTAATTACTAAAAATCCGGAAACTAGGTTTCGTAACTCAATGAAGGGACAATTTAACTGGGTATATGATGAAGATGGAAAAACAGACATATATGCTCTGAAGGATGTATGGAAATATGAAGCATTTAAAATCGATAATCAGGGACAATATGGTTTGGAACAAATCAAGCATGCAAACCAAAACGACCCTGAAGCCGTCTATATAATCGTGAAAATCAATCGTGATGAAACAGATGATGATGGTTTCTTCAAGCTAAACCCAGATGTCAACCAAGAGATTATGTGGAAATCAACATGTGACGATAAAGTAAAGGATATTGTAAATGAGGCTTCAAAAGATCATTTTACACATATTTGTACTGAGTATCTCGTGTTGAAAACTACAAGGCACGAAAATCTCAAATCAAGGAAACATCCTTGGAAGTACTCTTACACCATCCTATGTGTGAAGCTCTAGCTTGCAAAGCTAAAAATCTTATGTTCTATGTATATGTTCTATATATATATATATATATATATATATATATTTGTGTTTTATACAAATTAATTATATTGTTCTAAATATAATAAAAAAAATTGAATTTTTTTTTTATTGGTAATTCGATTAATTTTATCTTTATAAGCATCTTGTGATCACAGTCCTCAGTTTTTGTAGTTCTTGTAGTTCTCGTAATCTCAACACTAACAGCACAAGCAGCTCTCAGCAATGGACACTGACAAGCTTCTCCGGTGCTTGGAGGAAAAGGAGTTAGAGTATTATACTACGTCGGCAGCTTTGAAGAAGCTTAGGAAAGAAATTGATTCTCTCCGCATTGTCATTGAGCTCTTCAAAAAGGAAAATGAGGTTCCCTATTCATGGGCAGATGAAATGGATAGTGACATTGAATCACCCGCTGGCAGTAATACTGAGACTGTCCTACCCGCCACCATTGAATCGCCCGCTGGCAGTAATACTGAGACTGTCCTACCCGCCACCATTGAATCACCCGCTGGCAGTAATACTGAGACTGTCCTACCCGCAGCCTCTGGTTCGCCCACAGCCTCTGATTTGCCCACAGCCTCTGGTTCGCCCACAGCCACTGATTTGCCCACAGCCTCTGATTTGCCCACAGCCTCTGATTTGCCCACAGCCTCTGATTTGCCCACAGCCTCTGATTTGCCCACAGCCTCTGGTTCGCCCTACCCTGTGTCTTACAAACAGGTAGTTGGTGATGATTTTGGTGATGATTACGGTTTTGTTCCTGTCAAGTTGAAACCCAAGCCCAAGCCCAGGTCCCGCAACAATATTTTTGGTACCTTTAAGTGGCAATTCAAAAAAAATAAGGATACTGATATGTCCCGTATAACAAGCTATTTGAACAAGCTATTCCAAAGGGTAGATGTAGCTCCTGAGGAGGATGGTGTGGAGGTAGCTATAGTAGCTACTCCCTTTGTGAAAGACAATGGAACAGGAACATACATCATCACTTTACCTGCTGACATCAATGGACAGCTGAACCCAGATGTCAATGACACACTCAATTGGAAGAGGAATATCGCGTTTGATTATATCGAATATTATGAGCGTGTTGTTGATTCGATGAATGACATTTTACCTGTACGATGCAAAGAGTACATTATCCTCGATGTATCTTTAGGTAATCTCGAACATCGACCGTTCGAGTTCACCTTCGTGACGTTAGGTTATCGTCCAGTGCGAGGATCCAAAGGAAAATGACACGGTCTGTGTCATCTCGCCACCCCTTTGTGGGGGTGCTTTGCTGGGCCAGCTGGGCGCGATTGTGTCCTGGGATTCGGATTTCAATAATCCCTTTCCTGAGTGTCTCTTTATTCAGTTCGGAGATGGATACGCATGCTTTCTGCGTAAGGATCAAGCTAATCAAGCCGGTTGGATGATGAAATGGTTTTTACTGCTTCTCCTGACGTTTGTGTATATTCTGTTTTCTACCCTCGACCTGTTCGGGTAGTCAGCAGTCAGCTAGGAAAGATTGTGTCGAGGGATAGCAAGTTGGCATGAGATTTTCTTTTATATATGTGTATTTTATGTGTTTTATAATTTTTTGTTTTATTTATTATACAATAAATTATTAATTATACAATAAGTTATTAAATAAAAATTGAATTTTTTATTTATTATTAATTTATTTTATATATAAATTATATGATGCAAATTACAATTGCCAAAATATCTGATCAACTTAATGAAAAAAAGAAAGATTATGAAAATCTAGAAATAAAAATAAAAAAAGTTAAAATAGAAATTGATAAAAAAAATGAAGAGTATAAAATGCTAGAAGAAGAAATTAACAAACTTAAAATAGATATTATTGTTTATGAATCAACTTTTAAAATTGTTACACAAGAACAATCACAAGAACTAGCACAAGAACAAACACAAGAACTAGCACAAGTACAAGAACAGAAACAAGAACAGGTACATATACATGTACAAGAACTAACACAAACACAAGCACAAATACAAGAACAAGTACAAGAACTAGCACAAACACAAGCACAAGCACAAGCACAAGCACAAGCACAAGAACAAGTACATGTAGTAGTAGTGAATAAGAGAAAAAATAATTTGTTAGAAAGAGAAGAAGATTCAAATATTTTTAAGAGACATAAATTGTGTATTTTACCAGTGTTTACAGTCCATACAAATCCATCTAAAGATACACCAAGATTCCTTAGAGAAGTATCTGCAGCTCTAGGAGCTATAGACAAACCTAATAGGCATGTAGTAACTAAGAGTGATAACTTTGGATTTTTCTCAACATCACATTCTAAAGTTTATGTTATCGGAGTAAAAGACAATAATGAATGGACTACTGATGTAGAAAATACAAGTGATGAGTGCAAAATAATTTGGGGCAACAGCTACATGTATAAAAAAAATGAGGAAATGGATGATATCAAAATGAATCTAAAAAATATCATGGTAAATTACAAGTATCATAATAATGTAAAACACAATCTTACTGTTATGCTCATAGCAAATAGCATAAATATCAATCACACATACGATATCAAGCTTTACACATGGTTACACGAATAATAAAGGCTATTGTGATATTTTTCTTTATTGTATTAATTACATTATATATTTTTATTCCTTATATTGAAACAAATTAAAAAATTGAATTTTGTTTTTATTGATAATAAAAATATATTAGTATTTAAATTTATGATCTTTATTGTTTAACAATAAAAAATATCATACACTAATAACAACTTTTAAAATGACAACTGAAAAGATAAATATACAAGAAAAAATAGACCAATTATACAAAGAAATTGATACAAAAAAAAATGATATAATTAATTTTAAACAACAAATTATTACAAAAGAAAAAGAAATTGTAGATATTGAAAAAATAATTAAAAATATTAAGGAATTACTAGAAATATCATTATTTGATAATTCTTCAGTCGCTAGTGTTTCTAAAAACACAAATGAAGAAATGTTTGAAATATTATCTGATAATTCTTCAGTTACAGGTACTTATGTAGATACAACACAAGCAGTTGAAGAAATAGCATGGAAGAAAAGAAGTAGTAATGTTTATAATCCATCTACAAATATTACTATGCAACAAGCGCAACAAACACCATTAAAATCTCTAATTAAAAAAACATTTAATATACCATTTTCTAGAGAAAATTGTAAAGAGTTTTATGATAGTATTGATAAACAAATTAATACTAATAGTACATATGCAATCTTGAATACTATTGAAGAATATGTTGGTGTAATTGTTTACAATAGTATCAATGAAAGATATAATTCAGATGTTAAAAATAAGTTTGACTATTATAGTACCATTGCTCCAACTCTAATTGGTAAAATTCAAAAAGCTTTACAATCTGTATGGTATAAATTAGAAGGAAATGATAACGAAGTATTAGTAGTACTAGTTAATGAAAACAATAAATATATTTTTTATAATATTAAAGTAGGTTATACAAATAACGGTAATACAAAATTTATAGAAGATAAATATGAATATGATTGTCCTGAGTATAGAAATTGGCGCAAAAAATATAAATAATTATTTTATTATTAAAAAAATTGAATCTTTTTAATATTAATAAATTATTTATAATTGTTTTTATTTAAATGGATTGGTGGAGTTCTATTTCTAAAGATCCACAATTATGGATGAAAATTACATCAGAAAACGTTAACCTTAATAATAATTTAAACAAAGTTAAATTAGAACTTGACCAAACAAAATCAATATTACGTTTGACTGAAAACAAATTAGACATTGCTAATCGCAAAATTAATAATCTAAAAAACGAGTTATTCGAATTAAAGAAGAAATTACAAAAAAAAAATTGAATATTTTTTTATAACAAATTTATTTTATTTATATTATACAATAATACATTTAATTACATACGTGTTCTCAATTTCTCAATGACAGGATATATTGACACTTAAAAAGATTTTATGTTATTTAGGTCTTTGTGGTCTTTATGGTCATAGATAATTGATTTTTTTTATTTATAGTAATTCCTTTATTATAATAAATAAGAAATATGTGAATCGAAGACAAGTTGTATTTGTCTATGTTCCTGTTTATGTTTATTTGCAGAGAACCTTTTGCACTCGGACTATGTACCTTCTACATTCAGCTCAAGTGCATGTGTACTATCAGATGGGATTAAAAACGTTTTTTATTTATAAGTACCAATAACAGTATAAAGTATATACAAAATTGTAAATAATAAATTAAATAATTTTATTTAAAGAGGAAAATATAATATATATTAAATTATATATATTATTAATATCTAATATGAATAGAAAAATATATTCATTAGATGAAAATTCTGAAAAATTATCAAGCGATGATATAAAAAAAATAAGTAATAATTTTAAAGTTCCTTTAAAAGATCATCAAAATACAATAATAAAAACTATGTTAGATTTAGAGAATACTGGTGAAATAAATTTTGAATTAGAAAGTAAAATTATTAGAAATGAAATTATTTTAAAAGAAGATGTTGTTAGAAATGAATCATATTATAATTTATATTATAATGAGAGAGAAAATAACATTGAATTTAGTAATATAAAATATAATATAAATATGAATTATGGTATATTAGCCGATAAAGTAGGCGCAGGGAAAACATTTGAAATTATTGGTTTAATATGTCATACACTAATACCTAAACAACATACACGTATTTTATCTTCTGGACATTATACATCAATAAAATTTGAGGATACAGAAGAATGCATTAAAACAAATTTTATTATTGTTCCTCATAATTTAATATTACAATGGAAAACAGTATTAGATCGTACTAAATTAAATTATTTTATGATAAATAAAAGATCTCATATAGATAATTTAACATCTGTATATAATATTTTTGAAGGTGTTGAAAATCCAGAAATAAATCCTAATAATTGTATAGCAAACTATGATGTTATTTTAATTTCTGCAACAATGTTAGATGTTTTTTATAATAAATTTCCAGATATCAAATGGAGTAGATTAATTATAGATGAAGTTAACACTATTAAATTGCCAGTATATTATACTATTAAAGCAAATTTTATTTGGTATATAACCGCAACACCTAGTGGTATAAGATGGATAAGAAGAAATTACATTAGAGATATGATTGTAGGTATCAATAAAAATTTATTTAATAAAATAGTTATTAAAAACGATGATACATATGTTACTAATTCAATGGCATTACCTGAATTAAATCAAATTATTATTAATTGTGATACACCTACTGTATTACGTATGATTAGTGATTTTGTTTCAACAGATATTATAAATATGTTAAATGCTGGTAATATAAAAGATGCAATATTTAAATTAAATTGTAATGTAGATACAGATGATAATATAATTAATGTAATAAAAAATAAATTAGAAAAAGATATACATAATAGAAAATTAGAATTAGAATATATGGAACGTTTATTACCTTCAGATAGAAGAACACATGATGAATCAATAAAAAAATTAAAAGATAAAATAAATAGTTTTGAAACAAGATTAAAAAATATAACAGAAAAAATTAAATCTTTAGAATCAGATAGTTGTCCTATATGTTTAGATGATATTAAAACACCTACTTTAATCCCTTGTTGTAATAATTTATTTTGTTTGAAATGCTTAGCAGCTATTATTAATAAGAAATGTCCAATGTGTAGAAATCCTTTTACAATGAAAGATTTACATATAATTAATAATGAAATTTCAAAAAAAAATAAAATAGAAAAAAAATTACTATCTAAAAAAGAAAATTTAATTAATATTATTAAAAAAAAAGTAAATGGTAAATTTTTAGTATTTAGTAATTATGAAAATACAAATGAAGATATTAGTAAAATTTTATTAGAAGAAAATATATCATATTCTAAATTATCAGGTAATATTAATGTAATTAATAATACTATTGAAAAATTTAAAAAAGGTACAATTAAAGTATTATTATTAAATGCTACTAATTATGGTTCTGGATTAAATTTACAAATGGCTAGTGATATTATTATTTATCATGAAATGACTACTGAATTACAAACACAAATTATTGGTAGAAGTCAAAGAATGGGTAGAACTAAACAATTAAATGTATATTATTTAATTCATGATAATGAAAAAGTTAATTGTACTAATCCAAATTTAAATTTAAATATATTTGATGAAAATGATGAAAATAATGAAAATGATAATAATAATAATGAAATTAATAGAATATTAAATTTTGATAATAATGAAACTGAATTTAACATTGTTAATTAAAAAATAAATATTAAAAAATAATATTTATCTAATAATATCATATAATATTAGATAAATGGTTAATATTGATAAAATTGAAATAGTAAAAATATTAAATATGTCTTATATATTTTTACTTCATTTTTTCCCTGCATTAATATGTACTTATATTTTTGATAAAATTTTTGATAATAGAACAGAAGAACAATATAATGAAATGTATACAATTATGATATTTATTGAAATATGGTTACATTTTTGGTGTATATTAATTTTATATTATATATTTAGTAAAACAATTGTACAAGTACCCTCGCCTTTTGATAATTTATGTAATACTGGTTTTAAAAATTCTTCTTCAAATGAGTTAAAAAATAGTTTGGTTTTTAGTATTACTTTTCTAATGTTTCAAACATCTTTAAGAGAAAAAATAGAAGTTTTTAAAAGTAGAATAATTAAATATTTAAATTTATAAATAAATTTATTTATAAATACATTGATAAATGTTTATAATTATCAACTTTTTTAATTTTTTTATTTTTTTTTAAAACTTCTAAACCATTTTTTATATCATATAAAGTGAGTATTTTTTGTTCATTTACATCTTTAAAAAATACTCGTTTACAATGTTCAATTTTACTTTGAAATATTAATGTTTCTATATCTCCTCCAAAATTAGGGAAATATTGTTTATTATCATTAAAAAAAATTAATAAACTATCTTCATCTTTTTCTTTTCTTTTATTTTTATTATTAATTATATTAGCTTCTTCATCTGGTTCTTTTTTATTATTATTAATTATATTAGTTTCTTCATCTGGTTCTTTTTTTTTATTATTAATTATATTAGCTTCATCATTTTTTTCTTTTCTTTTATTATTAATTATATTGGCTTCATCATTTTTTTCTTTTCTTTTATTTTTATAATTAATTATATTAGTTTCTTCATCTGGTTCTTTTTTTTTATTAATTATATTGGCTTCATCATTTTTTTCTTTTCTTTTATTATTAATCATATTGGCTTCTTCATTTGGTTCTTTTTTTTTATTATATTTATTACTTATTATATTTAATACTAATTTTTCTTCTTTTTCTTCAATTTCTTCTTTTTCTTCTTTTTTTTTATATCCTTCAATACCCCAAGAATCATCTAACATTCCTAAAAATATATTTTTTAATTCATTTGGTGTATATTCTTCAATAGTGTATGTAAAAGGAAATCTTCTTCTTAATCCTTCATTATAAGCAAAAAAATTCTTTTCTAATGCATTTTTATAACCTGCTATGATACATAAAAACTGATTTTTTTTTTCTGATAAATTTTGATTTAATGTATCTAGACATTCTTTAGAATAACTATCATCTACATCATTATTACCCAAAGAATATGCTTCATCTATAAATAATACTCCTCCTAAAATACTATTAATAACTTCTTGTGTTCTATGTGAAGTTTGCCCTAAATATTTAGCTACTAAATCAGAACGTTTTACAATTCTAAATTTTAAATTATTTGTTTTATTTTTTGGCTGGTCAATAATATCTAAATTAGTATATATTTCTCCCAATATATATCCTAAAGTTGTTTTACCTACTCCAGGAGGTCCTTCAATTACAGTATGTATCATATCTTTATTTTTTTCATAACTCATTAAAAAATAAAGAATATGCCCAACTATTGTTTTTTTAACTGATGTCATGCCAGTTAATTTTTGTAATTTAATTAAAGATGGTAATATTTTATTTAATTTCTTTTTATTAGGTCCTATATTATAATTTTCTATATAACTAATAAAATCTTCTAATGTTTCTAATAATTTAATTTTTTTATTACTTATATTATTTGTTTTTTCATTATCTTCAAACTTTCGTTTCATTAAAATATAATTAATATATTAATTATTACTTTATATATATATATATGGAAATTAACAATTTAGAAAAATTATTAGAAAAATATTTTAGTATAGTAAATACTACATCAAAAACAGACCCGCAAGTTGGATCAGATAAAACATTTTATATTTATACAACAGGTTTAGCAAATTGGAATGATAATAATGATGTTATAATTGATATATGGAAAGATTGTAGATATGATAATATTATTAAACAAATACCAGATTATTTTAATAATATTATAATTGATCATTATGATCCTATTGAAGTTATAGGTGAAAGTAAAAGAGAGATAAAAGAACAAATAGATTCTATTAATACAATATTAAAAAAACAAGACGACGACACTAAAAAAACTAAACAAACTTTTTATAAACAATATTTTGATCATAAAAATATAGATACATCTAAACCATATATTGTATTAGATTTTGCAAGTATATATTATTATAATTATAATAAAAGTAACAACGATTTTTATTTAACAGTAAAATATAATCAAGAAGAAAAAATTTATATAAATTGTATTCATATACCACTTCCTACTAAATTTGAAGATATAGAATTTCCTAAAAATAATTGGTGTGATAATTACTACGAAAATATAAAATATTTTATATATGATCCTATAAATAATAAAATTACAACTTTTATACAATTATTTTTTGAAATACTTGACAACAATTATCAAGAAATGTATCAAAATATTTATATTACAAACTTTATAAATAGAGAATTATATAATACACAAGTTATAGGATATGTAAGATCTAAAACAGGAGGAGTAAATGAAGATGATAACGAATGGTTAAAAAATAATATTAAAAAAGATTTATTTATGGAGTTTTTTGAAAAATTATTTAATCCACTTATTGATATAAATAGTATTAAATCAATTGTAAATTATCGTATATATAAATTATTAGAAGAAAGATTTAATTTACAAAATTAATAAAATATTTTATATTATTTTATATTATATTATATTAATATAATATAAAATATGGATCCTATGTTAAAAAACTCCAGTTATCCAGAAATAGATGATGAAGAGTTTCAAAAAAAAATATATGAAAAAAGAGAGTTTTATGCTAATAGATTTCCAGAAAGAAATGAAATAGTTAATTATAAAGATATTCAAGAATATAGAGAAAAAATTTGTGGAGGGAATTTTAAATTAAGTAATCAACAAATTTTTTTAAGTAATTTTATTAATCCAAATACTCCATATAAAGGAGTATTAATATTTCACGGTGCAGGAGTAGGTAAAACTTGTTCAGCAATAGCTATTGCTGAAAATTTTAAAGAAATGGTTAAAAAATATAATACAAAAATTTATATTTTAGTACCAGGACCATTATTAAAAGAACAATGGAAAAATGAAATAATAAAATGTACAAAAAATACATATTTTAATAATATTAATCAAGAAGAATATAAAGATGCTAATGATAAAAAAACATTGGAAAATTTAGCAAAAATGAATGCTTTGCAATATTATAAAATAAAAACTAGTAAAGGTTTTTATAAACAAGTACTTGGACATAAAATTATTGAAAAAAATAATAATAAAAAAACATATAAAAAAACAGATGACGGAGAGTATGAAAGAGAACAAACTAATGATAAATTAGACAATTTAAATAATACTTTATTAATTATAGATGAGGCACATGGAATGACTGGTAATGAATATGGTTTAGCTTTAAAAAAAATAATTAATAATTCTAAAAATTTAAAAATAGTATTATTAACAGCTACACCAATGAAAAATTTAGCAGACGATATTATAGAATTAATCAATTATTTAAGACCAGTAGAAGACCCTATTTTAAGAGATATTGTTTTTACATCAGATAGAAATTATTTAATGGATTTCAAACCTAATGGATTAGATTATTTAAAAAAAATGTGTATAGGATATGTTTCATATTATAGAGGCATTGATCCTTTAACATTTGCAGTACAAAAAGATCAAGGAGAAATTCCGAAAGAATTAGACTTTACTTATATTATTAGATGCGTTATGGATGAATTTCAATTATTAGGATATAATAATATGAAAAAAGAATTAGATGATTCTTTAGAAAGAAAATCAACAGATGTAGCTAATTTTGTCTTTCCTATTTTAGAAAATAAAGAATTAATTCCTATGTCAGGGATTGAAAGTATAAATAAAATGATTAATATATTACATACAAATAAAAAAGATTATTTAGAAAAATTAAAGAGTAGTTTTTTTAAAGATATTAATAATATTAATGATATTATTAAAGAAACTAGTAATAAAAACTCAATTACTGGATTAATTTTTAAACAACCATATCTTAAATATTTTTCTATAAAATTTAATACTTGTTTTGATAATTTATTAAAATTAAAAAATGGTACTGCTTTTATATACTCAAATTTAGTAAGAATAGGAATTGAATTATTTGAACAAGTGTTAATACAAAATGGTTGTTTTGAATATAATGAAGAGGGAAAATATAATATAAATGATGATTCTTTAGATGCTCTTACAAATTTAACTTACAAAGAATTTAAAAAACAAAAAATAAATCAACAATTTTATCCTACAATATATGTTAAAATAACTGGACAATCTGATGATAATAATGATATTAATGTAGAAGAAAAAAATAAATTATTAAATAATGTATTTTCTCAAATTGATAATATTAATGGTAGTAAAATTAAATTTATATTAGGTTCAAAAGTAATGAATGAAGGTTTTACATTAAAATTTGTTAAACAAGTACATATTTTAGATGTTCATTTTAATTTAAACAAAGTTTATCAAACAATAGGCAGAGCTATAAGACATTGTGTTCATTATGAAATAGCTTCAGAATCAAATCCATTTCCAGAAGTAGAAGTATTTAGATATGTTGTAACTTTACCGAATAAAAGTGAATTAACTATAGAAGAATTATTATATAAAAAAGCTGAACAAAAATATATATTAATAAAAAAAGTAGAAAGAGGATTAAAAGAAATAGCCATAGACTGTCCAATTAATTACAATGGGAATATATTACCAGAAGAAGTTAAAAAATTTGATAAATGTAATGGTATAAAAGAATGTCCTTCAAAATGTGATTTTACAAAATGTAGTTATTTATGTAACGATAAAGTATTAAATTTAAAATATTACGATAATACAACTAATTTATACAAAAAAATAAATAGAATTAATTTAGATTTTACAACATTCACAAATGAATTAGCTAGACCTGAAATTAATAATATTAAAGAAATAATTAAAACATTATATCGCGTATTATATGTTTATACAATTGATCAAATATTAGATTATGTAAAAACTAATTATGATAAAGATAAAATAGAATTATTTGATCCTTTCTTTTTATATAAAGCAATTGATGAATTAATACCAATCACTGAAAATGATTTTAATAATTTTAATGATATTATATACGATAAATATAATAACCAAGGATATTTAATTGTTAGAGATAAATATTATATATTTCAACCATTTACTGAAAATGAAGATGTATTTATGTACTATAGAACTACATATAAAGAAGAATTATTACATGATATTAATATTCAACAATTTATAGAATTAAAAAAAATTAATATAAATGTTAAGAAAAAAACAAAATATAAATATATAATAGAATATTATAATTCTAAACCGGATTATGATTATATTGGTATAATAGATAAAGATAATAATAATAATGATATATTTAAAATAAGACAAGGAAAAAACAATAAAGAAATAAAAAAAGATATTATAACAAAAGGAATTGTTTGTTTTAATACAGAAAATAAAAATTTTTTAAAAAATATTGCTAAAGAAATTGGTATAAAAAATGTTGAAAAAATTAAAAAAATTGATTTATGTAAAATGATAAAATTAAGATTATTATTTTTAGAAAAATATAGTACAAAAAATAATAATAATAAATATACTTTTTTTATTATTCCTAATAATCATGAAAAATATATATTTCCATTAAATTTAGAAGATAGAATTGAACAAACTAAGGAGTTAATAAATAATTCGTTACCTAATAATGTTATTTTTAAATTACAAGATAAAAAAAATGGTATTATTAATGATAATAGAGATCCCTCGTTATCTAGTTATAAATTAAGTTTTCCTTATGAAAATTATCATAATGAATTTATTAATAAATTAGAAGGAATAGGACTAATATTAGATGATAAAGAGTGGTATATAATTATTGAATAATCTTTAAATTTCATTTACAATAACATCTTCATTTATTATTTCATTTTCTTCAATATCTTCATATTTAGGACATAAATAATTACTTATTGAAATATCTGTAGCTAAATCATCTAACCATCCGATAATATTAATTTTAGTATCATTTTTATTAAATTGACTGGCCAATATATTAATTTTAACATAATCTCCTTTTTTTAAGTTATTATCAGTTTCAGTATGTACTATCTCGCCATTATTTTTAATTTTAAATTTATTCATATTTATATTTTTTGATAATATAATACAATAAATAGGACCATTTGAACCTTTGATAATTTTATTATCAATAATATCCATATGAATTAAAATTTGTGAGTTATTAATAGGGATACATATATTAGCAATATATTTCACTTTATATATTGCATCACCTGATAAATTATTTGCATCAAGAATACCATTACCATAACTTATAATTTTATGTACATATGTAACATAACCATATTTATTACATTTATTTAAAACTTTGTTTTTTAGATTATTTTTTAAATTTATAATTCTATTATTATTCATTTGATAAGGTACTAAAGATATAATTTCTTCTAATTCTTGATTTGAATATGGACTAATTAATTCTAATGACATTATATAATTATTACTATTATTATTTTTTTAATTTAATTTAATTATTATTCAATATTTTTTTGAAATAAAGAGATAATTATAAATATTATTATTATTATATTTATAATTTTTTGTTAATTACTTAAAAGAATTATATATATAGTATATTAGAATATTAGAAAGTAATATATTGTAATATGATAAGTGAAATAAAAAATGATAATTATCCATTTACTGATACGGATAATATTATTGAAATTAATAATTATGATTTAAAAAAAAATTTATATTGTTTGAATTGTGGAAAAAAAGGTCATATAATTAAAAAATGTAAAGAACCTCAGACAAGTTATGGTATTATATGTTTTAAAATAACTGGTGATTGGAAAATGTATCAAACAATTTTACAAATTAAATATTATAAAACAAATTATAATACACATTTAAATAATATTAATTTATATTGGTTTAATAATAAAAATAAAGATATAAAAGATGATATAAATGATTATATTGACAAACTAAAAAAAGATATTAAAATATTATTAATAAGAAGACAACATAGTATTGGATATATTGAATTTATTAGAGGAAGATATGATATAAATAATGAAGAAACAATAATTAATTTATTAGAACAAATGACATTTGAAGAACGATTATTTATTATAAATAATAATTTTAATACAGTTTGGGAAGGATTATGGAAAAATACAAGCCGTTGTAAATTATATGAAAAAGAATTTGTAAAATCATATGAAAAATTTAATTATATTAAAACAAATTACATGCATTTATTAACTTCTATAAAATCTAAATTTGATATTCCTGAATGGGGATTTCCAAAAGGTAGACGAAATTATATGGAAAAAGATTTTGAATGTGCTAAACGTGAATTTATGGAAGAAAGTGGATTATCTGAACAAGAATTTTTAATATTATACAGAATATATCCAATAAATGAAATTTTTTATGGAACTAATCAAATTAAATATAAACATGTTTATTTTTTTAGCGCTAGTTGTTGTGAAAGAGAATTAAAAATTAATGAAAATGAAAATCAAATACAAGAAATTGGCGATATAGGGTGGTTTAATTATGACGAAATAATGGATCGAATTAGACCGTATCATATTGAAAGAAAACAAATTGTAGAAGATTTAATATATTTTTTAGCTTTTAATATAAAATATTATCAAGAAAATAATATTTTAAAAACTTTAAAACTTTAAAATATATTAAAAATAATAATAATAATAATATTATAATGAATAAAGAATTATTTAATTTGATAAAAAATCATAAATACGATGAATTTAAAAAAATATTAAATAAAAATTTAGATATAGATTCAGATGTAGATTTAGATTTAGATTTAGATTTAGAAGATGAATATAATAATAGATTAATTCATTATGCTATTATTTATAATCAAGATGAAATTATAACTTTATTATTATCATATAATTGTAATATAGATTATATTGATAGCGATGGTAAAACTATATTATATTATCCTATTAAATATGGTTATAATAATATTTTAAAAAATATTATTAATAATTCAAAAAATATTATTGGTATTCACATTAATAATATAAAAGATAATAATAATAATAATCCTTTACATTATGCTTCATTATTTAATAATAATGAAGCAGTTGAAATTTTATTAAATAATAATACTGATATTAATACTATAAATAATCAAGGGAATACACCTCTTCATTTATCTGTTATTAATAATAATATAAAAAATATTAATTTATTATTAAAAAATAAAAATATAAATGTAAATATATTAAATGAGAATGGACAATCTGTATTTCATATTGCTGTTATAAATAGATTTACTTCTATTATAAAAATATTTATTTATGATAAAAGATTTAATATTAATATTACAGAAACAAAACAAAATATGACACCTATTATGTATTTATTAGACATTAACTATATAAATATTATTTCTGACATGATAAATAATGGAGTATTATTAAATTATCAAGATATTTATGGTAATAATATATTACATAATTGTTTAAAAGATAATAAATTAGATATGTTTTTATTTTTTTATAAAATAATAACTGATAAGAATATATATAATCAAATAAATATAAATGGTTATACTGCATTACATCTATTATTAGAAAAATTTAATAATACAGATATTGATTTTAATCATATTATTAAAAAAACTAATTTAAATATTCAAGATAATAATGGCAATACATGTACTCATTTATTGTGTAAATATAATTTATGGACTAAAATAAAAAATACATTAATCACTAAAAAAATAGATATATTTATATATAATTTAAATAAAGAGACCCCCTTGTCTTATATTAGTAAAGAAAATTATAATGAATTTATAGATATAATAACACTAAGTTATTATAATAACTTAAAAAAAAATCCAAATATTTGGATATCTAAATGGGAGAATGATTGTAGTAATATTAAAGATAAAAATACGTGTTTAAAATCCATAAAAGATTATATAATTAAAAATAATTTTTCAATACCATTAAAAAAAAACATGCAAATTATAAACATAACTAAAACAAAAGATGTAAAATATAATACATTAGTAGGTATTTCATTAGATGTTGTTACATCGTGTATTTATATTGCCAAAGAATTTAATTATTTTATACCATTACAACATAATTTATTAGATAATAGTTATTTTAATACATTTTTATCTAATATGAATTTATCCAGACATTTTGATATAACAGAATTTTATGATATTGAAATATTATGGATTCATCAACATATTTATATACCAAAAAATATTGATAAATCTATTGAAAATTTTAAAAATAGTTCCAAAAGATTAATGATTATACCTATTGGTATAGAATTATCTCAAGGATCACATGCAAATATAATAATTATAGATAAAATAAAATTAATTGCTGAAAGATTTGAACCTAGTGGAAAAGATAACCCTATTGGATTTAATTATAATCCTGATCTATTAGATAAACATTTATTAACATATTTAAATAATTTTTTTAATAATATTACATATTTAAAACCAACCGATTATTTACCAAAAATTAGTTTTCAATTATATGATAATATTGAAAAAGATAATCATATAGGAGATCCTGACGGTTATTGTTTAAGTTGGTGCTTTTGGTATGCATCTGAAAAAAGTAAATATATTGAAATATCTTCTGAACAATTAGTTAATCAGTTAATAATTGCTATTAAAAAAAAAAACTTATCTTTTAAAAATATAATTCGCAATTTTACAAAATATATTACAGATACAAGAGATGATTTATTAAAAAAAAGTAATATTGATATTAATGATTGGATAAGTAATAATTTAAATAATGATATAATTATTGAAGTTAATAATAATATTCAAAAAACAATTTATGATTTAAATTTATAAATTATTAATAATAAAAATAATAATATTAATATAATACTTATTTGATATTTAAAATTACATTTTTTTTTATTTTTTTTTTCATCATATTGTTTATAATAATATTCAAAAAATTGTTTTATTGATATTGGAATCGTTTTATTTTCTTTTCTAATATTATTATGTACATTTAATAACCATTTTATCATATTTTCTTTATTTGATAATATTTGATCAGTTAGAGGATATTTTTTTAAGTTTTCTGTATAATGATTTCTACAACCTTCACAAGGTAAAATATATTGTAAAGATGTAAAAAAATTTTTATAAATATTTTTTTGTTCATTATTTAATTTATTAGGTAATGATAACATTATTGAATCTAAAAAGAACCATGCATGTGGTCCCCATATTTTTGGGTTTAAATTCATTATCAATTAATATAATATATTAATTGATAATTTTTTTTAAAAAGTTAATATAATATAAGAAATAAATATTTTAAATATTACTATATATTTTAATATATTAGTTTTAGGAATAATATCTCCATATCCAACAGTAAATATTGTTGCAGTACTATAATATAATAAATCTGTAAAACTTACTTTTTCATCTTTACATTCACAATTAATATTCCATTCATTTTTATTTCTAAAAAATACATAAAGTATAATTGTACAAAATAATATCCATAATAATAATATTATAGATTTAAATAATAATTTATTATTTTTTATATTATCAATTATAGAATATATAATTTCATTCATTTATATAATATAATATATTTATATATTTTTTTTTTCATTAATCCAATTAATATCTAATATTCTTGATAAAATTTTTGGTTGTAATACATTAAAATAATCAATATATTGAATTACAAAATACGTACCATTTACATATTTTAAAAAATGGTTTTTATGAGGTTTATATTTAATATTATCTTTCCATTCATTTTTATCACATATTAATATATTATGACTATAACCAGAAAAGAATGATTTTAATATATTATGTGTAATATTACTTGTTCTATTAATTTCTAATTTTTCAGCCATTTCTTTTATTTTTTGATATCCATTAATTAATGGATGATTTTTTAATAACTCATTATCAATTAATTTATCATCAAAAAAAAATGTTATTTTTTTATAATTTTCAATATATTTTTTTATATATTCTTCATTAATAATATTATTTGTATAAGTTATTTTTTTATTAAATTGTAATTTTCCTAATTCTGTATTTTTATTAAATATAAAATCATAATATTTTTTATAATCTTCAGGATATATAATATTAAACCATTTATTATTATCTGTATTATTTAACCAATCTATATATAATTTTAAATTTTCTTTAGGTGGTGTTAAATCTTCTATTTTTATATCACGATCAAATGAAAACATTTCTTCTAATTCTTTAAAAACTAATAAATCACTATATTCTGATTTATTTTCTATTTTTTTATTTTTATTACATATTTTAAAAATAGATTTAGATTTTAAATCTTTATCTTGTGTTATTATTATTAACCAACATAAAATTTTAATACATTCATTTAGACAATCATATTTAATTGAATGAATTAAAGTATTAATAATAGGAATACTATCAGATTCTTCTTGACCAAATATTTCTGAAAAATGAATTGTAACATCTAATATATCTTCAAAATATTTATTTTTAATATCTTTTACTTCGTAATCAGAAGTAGTTAAAATATAATTATATTTTTTACATTTATCATAATATAAATTTATATTTTCTGGATGTATAAGATAAAATTCTTTTTCTTCATCTTCAATATCTTTAATAGAAAATTTACCATCAATATACCTTCTTGGTACTTTTAATACATCATAATTTCTAATTTCTTCAATTCCTTTTGGATTAAATAATTTATTATTTTCATATGTATATGAATTTTTAAAAAAATATTGATGTTTTTTATTTATATAGTTTGTAAAATTGTTATTACTAATATCTATATATTTTAAATCTGTTTTTAAAATTAATTCTTCTTGATTTATTTCTTTTGATGAACTAATATATTCTTCTTTTGATGTTAAAAATTTAAATAAATTTAATGTAAAATCACTATTTTGTATATCATAATTTGGTTTTTGTTCATTTAAAAATGTAGGACTATATGTATAATATATTGAACCATTACTAATTCTTCCTACTCTTCCTTTTCTTTGTAATCTATTCATATTTGTTATAGGTATTTTCTTTGTTTCTGATTTATTTGTTTTTATATCAAATGGCATACTTTTAACATGTCCTGTATCAATAACAAATTTTAAATTACTAATTGTTATTGATGCTTCCGCAATATTAGTAGCAACTATAATTACTGTAGTATAATTTGTTTTTACTTCATTTTTGCTATTAACTTCTTCACTATTTCTATCTCCATTTCCATCTTTATCTATATCATTTGCCTCATCATCATCTATATCATTTGCTTCCTCTTTTATTTTTTTAATTAGTTTGGTTTTATCAAAATTTAATTTATTTACTCTTTCTTCTGGTTTTGTAGCTATATTTTTCCATTTTTCACTTAATGAACTATAAAACGGTAATGCTATTGCATATGTAGGTAGTTTTTCATTTAATATTATACATATATTTTCAATTTCTGTTTTACCAATTGAAAAAAATAAAATATCTCCTTGACCATTATTTTTTTCTGCTATTTCAATTGCTTTTTTTATACCTATTCCTTCTGCTTCTTCATAATCTTTAGGATTTTTTTTTTCCCATTCTTCAGATACTTTAAATCTTGTTGTTTCACCAGGAGGTGATATATGGGTTCTTCTATCGATTACAATTCTATCTAATTTATTATCTATAAAATTTCTATTACATGGAAATAATAAATTATCATCTATATTTCTATAATATTTTCTATATATTGGTTCATCTAAATCTATAGTAGCAGATGTAATAATAAATCTTATTTTATTATTAAAATATAATGTTGATTTCATTAATGTTAAAATTAAATCCATATTTTTATTATGTTCATGAGCTTCATCAATAATTATTACATTATATTTATCTTCTAATAATGGATCATCTAATATTTCATCGTATAATATTTTATCAATTAATTCTCTGATATATGTATTATTATTATATTTATGCTTATCATCTTTTGTATTGTATTGTAAATAATCTAAAAATGTATTTATTTCTTCTTTAACTTCAATAGGTACTCCCATTTCTACAGAAATTCTTTTAGCATTATCCTTTGTTGGTTTTATTCTAGGTTGTGTTGAAACAACTTTTGGATTCATAACTAAACAAAATGCTTTTGTTGCATAATATAATAATTTTGGTATTTGTGTAGATTTTCCTTGACCTGTTGCACCTGTAACATATATTAATCTATTATTTAAAAATCGATGATTAAATTGCATTTGATAAATCCAATCTAATGCAAATGGTGTAAACCATTGCATTTTTTCATCTTCTTTTAAACAATCAATATAATTAATTGTTTTATTTTTATTATTATCATAACAATCTAATTTATTATATTTATCATTAGTCAAAAAATAATAAGTATCTTTAAAATTTTTTATATTTTTATCATTAAAAATTATTGTTTGTATATTTTTAGTGATATTACTTTTATATTTATTATCTGTAACTTCTTTAACTGGTTTGAAATTACTTAATAAACCGTATATTATATGACTTTCAAATACAATATCTATTAATATTTTTCTTATTTCTAATGATATATTTTCTAAAACTATATATACTTCTTGATCACTTATATTTGGATAAGTTAATTTTATTACATTTTTAAATTTACTTGTTTCATTTAAATTTTTAATAAAGTTTTGTAAATCTTCATCACTTAAACACCTTGCTTCTGTTATATATTTATAATTATCATAACATATAGATTTTGCAAAATTATATATGTTTTTATAAGTTAAATAATATTTTTTATCTAATTTTATATCTAAATACTTTATTTTATTGTCTATTATAATTTTTTTCCCAAACCATGTTTTATTAAATTCATTTATAGAAAATATTATATAATTATATATTTTATCAATTTTATAAATTGTGTCAACTTTTTTTATAAAATCATTTGCATTTAATAATTCATCATTTTTTATTATTACAGTATAATCATTTTTATTAATTTGTTTATTTTCTTTTTCTTTTTCTTCTTCTTCATATATTTTTTTATTAAATATTTCATCTAAATTATAATATGATTCATAATGAAGAATTATATTTTTTACAATTCCTAAATGAAATTTATTTATTAATTCTGATCTTTCGGTTGCTTTATTTGCACTTGTTAATAGTCTATACCAATTTGTTGTTATTATTGTTTTTTCTTCATTTGATAACAATTCCCAATATTTTTTATTTAATAATAACTCTAAATTAAAAAAGTCACTTATTACTTCTATATACATTACTGGGTTTTTATTATCATATAATTTTTTTTCATATAATAACCATTTTATAGGTAACATATGTTGAAATAAAAATTGATTACAGCAATTATATATATCATATATATGTATTCCATAATAATCAAAATTATTTCTATTAATATTACCAAAATCAATTTTGTTAGTTTTTTCATTAAATTTATAACTTTCTTTCCATAATAAACTTTTTTTATAATGTGTTAATGTGTATGGTAAGCAATTTAACCAATTTACATATAATTTATTAGAAATAACATTTAATGTATCAATTAATAATTTATAATTAACTTCTAAATCTTTTTCTCCAAATTTATATATTGTATCTTCGTTTAGACTTCTATCATAATTTATATTTGTAATATCAGGTTTAGCTATATCTGCTAAACTAAAAATTTGTTTATGTAACTCATATGTCCCGTTTTTATCATCTATATATGGTAATAATAAATTTATTATTGATTTGATATCTCTAAAATCATTTTGATAAAATTGATTGTAATATATATCTTTATTATTTAAATCAAAACAAAAACGACAAGAAATATATTCTATTATTAATATTGTGTAGTTCTTAATTATTTCTTTATCCTTATTTAAATTAGGAAATATTTGATTTATTACTTTAGTAATATTTGTTTTAAAAGATTTATCTATAAATTTCATTATAACATTATATATAAAATTATTTCTAATATTATTTTATTATAATGATAAAAAATATAAATTTAGAATTTTATCAATTTATATTACTTATAATAATGATTTATATTACTGTTTATGTATGGATTAAATCTATTATAAAATGTTCTAATAATATTTGTAATTGTAATTGTAAAAATATTATTAATGAAAATAAAAAATTAAAAAAATATATTTTATATATTAAAAAATATTTACATATAAATTATAATAAATATAAATAAATTTTATTCTGTTTTGTTCATACTTCTTAGTTTGGTAAACATAAATAAATTGACATGATTCTATTTATTTTGAATTTTAGAAAGGTTATAGCAACCTTTCTTATATATTATGAATTTACTTCTTCTACTTCTACTTCTACTTCTACTTCTACTTCTACTTCTACTTCTTCTACTTCTTCTTCTACTCTTTTTTTTTCCAATAATTTTAATTTTGAATGATATTCATTTTTTATTTTAATAAGTTCTTTGATGTATTTTATATTCATCTTATCATTATACTCATTGAGTTTTGTGATAGTTTTTTAAGTTCTTCGTTTTCTGTAATGAGCTCGTCATTCTTTTTAACGAGCTTATCATTCTTTTGTGCAAGATCTTCAATATCTTTAAAGATAGTAACGATTGTTTGTATTCCAGGATTTGTGCGTGCGTCCATTCTTTGCACTTCTAGTGTTGTTAAAAATAATATCATATAAATTAACATATAAAAAATAATTCAATTTTTTTTATAAAAATTGAATTATTTTTTATACTCAATCTTGACTTGAAGCTAAGAACTTAGTCTATATTCACTACTTGCATGCTTGTTTAACGAGAACATAGAGATTATTGTTCTCTGTATTAAGATGTGCGTTTTTTGACTTGAGCTCAGTGTTCTCTTCATTAAACTTAGTAATTTTATGGTTAAGAACCAAGATATTATGCTTAATTTTATCTGCTTTGACCACTGCTTTGAGCTCTGCAATGTCACATCAGTGGTCAAAGCAGTAGTATCAGCGGATGACAAAAACATTGCGTTTTACATATAAAACAATAACCAAAGAGTTCTTAACTCTTACTTCAAATACTTGATTAAAGCTACTCCGGGTCCCTAGTAGTCTTACGCAGCTTGTATTTAAAGTAGAGACATACATTGTTCTGAGTCTCAAAAGACATCGGGAGCTCATTATTGAAAGTGATATAACCACTATAATCAAACCCATTTTCAAGGAGCCATTCCCAGGTAGCGTCTGCTTGATCTTGTGATACTAGACCATCAACAATCTTGTACATTTCATGATCATAGAAATAGCTACTTAAGCTTGTCTCAGGTACAAAGACATAAATGTCATCACCATCATAATGAAGACGCATTTCTTCAATGAAATCATCCCATGTTTCCTTTAGAATGTCAATACGCGAGGTATTATCCTTTTCTAACATGGAACCTCCATTATTAATAAAGACCTGAATATAACACCTTTTTTCAAAAAGTTCAATTTCTTGTTCCAGGTCAAAAAGCATAGGATCTTCACACAGTGGTATAACCTCCCAATACTTATTATATGCGTCTCTGAGAAGTCCATAATCAATGGTTGCTTCTTTCATTGCTTTGTCGATCTTATGCAAGATCGACAGTTTAATTCCTGGTTTTTCTAAGTTACGTACATCGAGTTCTTGAAACAAACCTTTTATTTTTTTAAGAATTTTACAATACCATCCAATCTTGTTAATTATCTCAACTACGAAAGGGCCATACACTCCATGATATTCGGGCTCTTTAGTTATCCATGGGATTGTCGAAGGTTCTCCATCACTGTCATACCAATCTAAGCCTCCTGTCTGCGGAATTGTGGTAGTGACAGCGGTTGTGGCAGCGTCAGCGGTTGTGGTAGTGACAGCGGTTGTGGCAGCGTCAGCGGTTGTGGTAGCACAAGTGACGGAAGCAGACATTCCAAATTTGTGTTCTTGGCGAATCAAAGAATAAAAACTAAAGAGATTTCTATAAAAAAAAAAGCTCAATTTTTTTTACAAAAAAGCAAAAAATATATAACTGTATAATAGAATAAATAAAATATTTTATATATACAGTTATGTACAAAAAACAAACACAAAAAACAAACACAAAAAGACAAGCACTAATACAAACATGTTCATGAATATGAACATGAACATGAACATGAACATGAACATGAACATGAACATGAACACGAACACAAACACAAACAGACAAGCACTAATACAAACATGAACATGAACACAAGAGTGAAGGAGTAGATAGCTTTACGACATAGTTCTTCCTCAGATTGAAAACTAATGTTCGTACCATTGTTTGTACCATCCATCTAAGTTAGCAATGATATTCATGAGATCAGAGATCTCACGCTTGAGATATATGATCTCAATGTTCAAGTTGTCTTCAATATTATTTTTATCTGTTTCGAGATCGTAGATCTTGCACTGGAATTTCATGCACATATCGTTTTTCTCTATCGTGAGCTCGTCTTTCTCTATCATGAGCTCGTCGATCTCACACTTGAACGTTATGATCATATCTTTTTTATCCGTTTCGAGATCATTGAACTTGCGCTTGAGAGCATTCAAGTGATCTTGTTGATCATTTTTCTCTGACGCAAGCTCGTTTTTCTCTATCGTGAGCTCGTCGATCTCATGCTTAAGAGAGATGATCATATCGTTTTTCTCCGTTACGAGCTTCATGTTCTTTGCTTTGAGCTCATTGATCAGCTGCATGTTCTCAGAAAGCTTCTCTGTGAAGACCTTCACAGAGACGACGAACACCATCAAGTAGGCGAATGCCTGAAGCAGGAGGAACAGAATGAACAGAAAGAACAAGGGAGGGGAGTGCAAGGTCATATGGGTGTATTCCTGAATGACGGTTGCGATGGGGGCAGTGGCGAACGCAGCGAAAGCCGTGAAAGCCGCGAAAGCTATGAGAATAGCTCTGATAGCGGCAGACATTCTAAGTTTGTGTTCTTGGAGAATCAAAGAATAAAAACTAAAGAGATTTCAATAAAAAAAAAGCTCAATTTTTTTTTCATATAAAACAAAAAATATATAACTGTATAATAGAATAAATAAAATCTTTTATACTATACAGTTATGTACAAACACAATTAAAAAAAACACTAACACAAATTGACAAGCACTAACATATGAGTACACATACGAATACTATTATGAGTACATATACAATAATTAATTCCTGTGTTTGTACTCATCTAGAAAAGTCTTCACCATAACTGTTGTCTATCAATATGGCGATACAGAACTTCGGCCAGAAGAGAGTCAAGCTCTGCGTTCTGTGCTTTGAGATCTTTGTTCTTTCTTTCCAGACATATTTGCTGCTTATACAAGTCGTCTATCTCGCGATACAAGATATCGACCATTTGGTCACGCTCTTTTTCGTTCTTTTTGATGGTCTCTTTGAGAGCTGCGTTCTCTGCTTCGAGATCGGCGAGGACCGCGGTGGCAACAGTGGTTGCGGTGACGAGGGCCGCGGTAGCAGCAGTGGTGGTGGCGGTGGGAGCTGCAGACATTCTAAGTTTGTGTTCTTGGAGAATCAAAGAATAAAAACTAAAGAGATTTCCATAAAAAAAAAGCTCAATTTTTTTTCATATAAAACAAAAAATATATAACTGTATAATAGAATAAATAAAATTAGCAAGTATAAAATATATTTAGTATAATGCATCAATGCATTATCGATGCATTATCGATGTATAATATATAAAATGACATAAACATTCAATCATTCTATATGAATATATTATATACAGTTCCTGAATACTGGACATATTTGATAATAAATAAAAACTAAAGAGTTTAATGTTTTTTGTGAAATCACAGGCTCGTATAGAAGAAATCTCGGTGCTTAAAAGTTCTAAGCATTCAAGTTTGAGAGAGCTTCGACCTTGTCGATACAGGCAGCGTACACAGCTTCAAAATGCTGCTTAGCCTCATTGTGGAGCTTGGCCGTAGCTGCACACTTGGCTTTCTCTCTTACATAGGCTTCAGCCGCAAAGAGCTCACGACATAGCTAGATCTGTATGTCATTGTAGATCGAGGACTAGTCATTGATCTACTTGTTCTTGTTATCATGTTCAATGATCTGTGTGCGGATAGAGCCCAGTAGTCTTTTGTATTCTTCTTCCAGACTCTTCATATTTTCTTCTATAACGCGGATGCGCGTTGTCAATTCCACTACATCTGCGGGGGAGTAGCACTCCCGCATAGATTCTACTAAGTCAAGACTTAGTGGCATCACCATCGACAGTGGTATCACCAACGGCAGTGGCATCACCAACGGCAGTGGCATCACCATCTACAGTGGCATCACCATCTACAGTAGCATCACCATCTACAGTGGCATCACCATCTACAGTGGCATCACCAACGGCAGTGGCATCACCATCTACAGTGGCATCACCATCTACAGTGGCATCACCATCTACAGTGGCATCACCAACGGCAGTGGCATTGTCATATGCACTGTCGCCAGCTTCACCTGCATCGGCTACAGTGACTTTTAAGTCACCGCAGTCGGCGATGATACCGTCAAGCTCTTTTTCAAGAGCCTCGAGATCTTCTTGCGAGACACTGGTAGAGTCCAAAGACTCTATTTTTGTTTCCCATTGCCAATAACGCTTGTAGTTAGGATCCGACTGACCGCAAGCCGTATATTGCGCGCGTTCTCTTCCGAAGATCTTTGCTTTGTTTCCTTTTTCAAGGAGAGATTCGCAAGAGAGAGGCATCTCTCAGAATACAAATAAAAAATTAAAAGAATTTCCATAAAAAAAAAAATTCAATTTTTTTTTATAATATTACCAAGGTGTTTGTAGAATAATAAAAAAAGCTTATCAAACTGTTTATAGAGTAAATGTAAGATAAAAATTAAAAATATATACAATCTGTTAAAAATAAATAATGTTTAATTTTAATATAAATATATAATATATAATATATTATATTTATATTAAATAATGAAAACAAAAGAATTAGTTAAAAATAATATGGAAAAAATAGAAATTTTTGTAATAATATTAGAACATTTAAAAAATGAATATAATAAAGAAAATATTAATATTCATAAAGTTTTATCTTCGTTTTTTTTAAAAATTTTTAATAATGAAGATATTAGTAAATCTAAAGAAAAATTATTATCAGATATTAAAGAAAAAAAATTAAAATTATTATATAACATTAATTTAAATAAAAAAATTAATATTGAAAGAATTAAATATAATGTTATACAAAATGAAGAAAATTGTAATTATACTGTAAATTTTAATATTAAATATAATAATTTACAAAATGTAAATGTGTATAAAATAATTCCTAAAAATGTTTATAATAAAATACATAAAATTAATTGTAAAAAAGAAAAATATTTATTTTTATTTTATATAATTGTTGGTTTTAATACTGGACAATTTTGGGGACTACATCCTAATATTTATAAATTTATAAATAGTAATTATAAAAATTGTATAGAATGTTTTGCATCTCCTTTTAATAACAATATTAAAAATTATTATTCATTATTGTATCCAATAGATAAATATTATGGATCAAAAGGAGATTTTTTTGTAAATTTTATGAAACTTAATCATAATGTATATGTTATAAATCCTCCTTTTATTGATACTATTATTTTAAAAGTTTTAGATATGATTGATGAAAAATTAAAAAATAATCATATTCAAATATTTTTATATATACCTCAGTGGGATGATATTATTATTCCATGGTATAATAATATTTCAAAAAAATATAATACTGTATTATGTAAATTAAATAAAAATAATTCTATTGTATATGATTATATAGCTGAGAAATCATTAAATGCTACATTTGGAACTTATTTTATATATATTAATAATTTAATTAATAATTTTTGTAATTTGATGCATAATTAAAAAATAATAAATTAACTTTTAATTTTTGTTTATAGCCATATAATATATTAATAAAAATGTGTATTCAAACTAAGCTATTTTTTGTAGTGTAAATGGTCGCATACATACAAGTGCATTATGTGCATGTGACTGTATCAGAGTCTGTATTGTTGACAGTTGTAGTAGTATCTGTGATCGTAGTAGTATCAGTGGTTGTAGTAGTATCAGTGGTCGTAGTAGTATCTGTGGTCACAGTAGTGTTAGTTTTCGTAACATCATTAGTGATTGCAAAAAGCCGCCATACTTCCTTTTCCTTCTCTATCCAGGCCTTATTTGCTGGATTATTATTCGCTAATTTACACCAATTTGAAGCAGCATTAAACTTATGACCAAAAACATCATTAGATGACATCTTTATGTTAAAAGATTATAATTAGAAAGATTTTTTATTTAAAAAAAATTCAATTTTTTTTGTGTTATTTGAATAAATAGATAACATAGCTTGGACGACCTATTAAATAAATAATATAGAACTATGTAATCGCAATATATAAATAACTCTTATTTGAGTATGAACAAAACAGAATAAATTTTTTTATTAATTATAAATTTTTATTTTTTATTGCTTCGATAAATGTGTTTTGATCAGTTACAGGAATATTAATTATATCAATATTTAAATTTTTTTTTTTATTTTTTTTATTTTCTTTTTTATTCTGTTCTACTACAGGTTCAACAACTGGTTCAACAACTACTGATTCAGCTACTACTGGTTCAACAACTACTGGTTCAACAACTACTGGTTCAACAATTACAGGTTCAACTACTGGTTCAACAACTACTGGTTCAACAACTACAGGTTCAACTACTACAGGTTCAACTACTACTGGTTCAACAACTACTGGTTCAACAACTGGTTCAACAACGACTGGTTCAACAACTACTGGTTCAACAACTACTGATTCAGCTACTACTGGTTCAACAACTACTGATTCAGCTACTACTGGTTCAACAACTGGTTCAACAACAACTGGTTCTGCTAATTGTTCAACAACTGGTTCAACAACTACTGGTTCTGCTAATTGTTCAACTACTGGTTCAACAACTACTGGTTCTGCTAATTGTTCAACAACTGGTTCAACAACTACTGGTTCTGTAAAAATATTTAATGTAGCTGGTACTAATGTAACTGGTGCTAATACTGGTTCAATTATTTCAACTGGTCTTTGAATAAGTTCAACGTTTTTATTTACCTCATTTTTTATAATGTTTAAATTATTAATTTCTTGATTTTTTAAGATAGTATTAAATATAAATTTATTAAATTGCGACATATATATTATAATATAATAATAAATAATTTATTTTTATAAAAAACGACTTAAATATATTATTTTATAAATAATATATTAATGAATAGAGAAATTTTACGTCAAAAATTACATGATAGGCTTAATCACAAAAAACAATCAAGAATGACACCAAAAAATAAAGAAATTAATAAAATGAAAGAAGAACATAATGAATTGTTAAAAGATAAGAGAATTACTATACGTATGCTAGAACTTTACAGTAGTGCGTTATTAAAATATCCAAATAATAATATTCCAAAACCTAATGAAATATTAGATGATATAGATAAATATAAAAAAGTATATAGTAATTATATACTAGAAATTATAAATGAATCTAAAAAATATAATTTAGGTATAAATGCAACTAAATTATTATTTGATAATGAATATACTAATTATTTAACTCATATATTAAATATACCTAAAATGCCTAATTTTTTAAAATAAATATTTCTTTCCATAAATTAAAAAAGTATTTATATACATTTTTAACATTAAATTTATATGCTAATATATAATCTTTATCTATTGATTCATTATTCAAAATAATATTATATAATATTTTATTTATATCACTTTCATTATATATATTTAGCATTTATTTATTTATAAAATAATAATATATTATTATTTTATTTTTCAATATTTTTTATCAAGATTGAACATACCTATTGTTTTAACAAAGAATAAGCTGAAAATTATAGAAGAAGATAATGTTCAGCTTATTCTATAATTTTCAGCAATTATTAATGGTAGAAATATACTTTATCTTTAATAAAATTATACATTAAAGATAATATTATTAAAGAATATTAAAATGGAAAAAATTATACAAAATAATTCTTAAAAATTTACATATTGATCCTAAAACTGTTATTACTAAATAAATTTGATTATTTTAATAAAATAAAAATAAATATTATAATATAATTATATATATGAATAAATATTTTAAAATAATATATTTAGCTTTAACAAATATATTATATTGTCAATATATTTATTCATATCCTATTAGTATAAATAAGTTTGAAAATTTTGATAATAAAAATGTTTGTTTATTAAATTATAACAAAGTGTATAATACTTTTTATAGTTGGTCAAAAGAAAACAAAAATTATCAAAACAAAATAATCAATGATACTTTATGGTTAAATAAAAATAGATTTATAAGTCCAACTATTGTTATTGGTATTTATAATACTGAAACAAATTTAAATTATATATGTTTATTAAGAGTAATATCAAAAGGAAGGTTTAAAATATTGAATATATTTGCTAATCCTTATAATAATTTTGACGATGATACGTTGTTATTTGAAAATATATTAAATTTTTGTACATATAATAAATATACATTAGATATTGAAAAATTAAAAGATATTGATAATGGTAAATATTATTTTACATATTTATATAAATATCTTAATAATATTATTATCTAAATTTAGAATATATGTTGCTATAATTATTTAATATTTCTTTATCATATATTGAATTTGATTTAGGATTTTTTATATATTTACTATAATATTCATTAATTAATAATTCTTCTATATTATTTAATGAATATAGTTTATTAGACATATATTATAATAAAATCTTTTATACTTTAATTATTTTGTTTTATACTTAATTTATTGTATTTATAATATTATCTAATCTATTTGCTAAATCAAGTGGATTTTTAATATTATTATATAAAGCATCTTTAAATAATTTTGATATTAATTTAAGTGTTTTATCTGGTACTAAATCGGTTAAAATAAATTTATCTTGATATATGTTATTATAAAACAAATGAAACATAACTAAACTTAATGAATAAATATCAACATTTTTTCCTATTGGTGAAAAACATATTTTATATACATCATATATATTATATAATTCCTTTTCTTCTACTAAATAAAAATTTAATAAATAGTTTATATATTTTTTTAAATATGTTTTAATATCATCTATATTTTTAAATATAGAATATTTATGCGATGTTATTAAAGTATTTACAATCGTATAAAAATTTGTATATTGTTCTAAATTTGTTATAATATCATTAATTAATGTTAAATAATCATGTTTAGTAGCTTCAAATTTGAAGTCTTTTGAAAAATATAGTATAGAAAATAAATGTAAAATTATTGGATAATTAAAATTTATTGATCTATTCATAATTACAGGATCATTATCTAATAAATGTGTATATTCTATTGTAAATCCAAAATCTATAAAATATATTTTATTATCTTTTAGAGTTATATTAGGTGTTTTTATATCTCCATGAATATAGTTTTTTTCATATAATTTATTAATAAACTGTTTAATTGCTAGACTATAATTTGTTAATACTTGTTTAATATTTTTTTTGTTGATATCATCTGTAGTTAAATTATCACATGATTTACCAACTCTAGTAGTAATTATATAACCATAATATTCATGTGTATTATTATTTAATTTTGTTTCTAAACACTCATATAATTTAGTTAATTCTGTATTTATTTTTTTTATTTTTTTTATTTTTATTGAATCCATAAGGTCTTTTCTATTCATATATCCTGCAAATATCATTCTAGGTGTATAATTACCATTTATATCAAATTTTTTTATTAACATATTTGACTCAAATTCTTCTTTATAAGCATTATTTTCACAACTTAATATTTTTACAACATAATTATCATCATATTGATTAATATTAATTTGCTCTTCTTTAGGATATTCTTGTTTAATAATAGGTGTTATTAATGTTGGTGGTGAAAATACACATCCAAAACCACCTGCACCTATAAATCTAATAAAATTATTTTCTAATTCTATTAACTTTGGAACTTCTATCTTATAATTTATTAATGAATTTAAATTTGTTATAATATTAGCTTTAATATTATTATATATATTATAATTATTATCATTTAATTTTAATATATCATAAATATCTTCATTAAATTTAGCAACTGTTGCTAATTCTAAAGTGGAATTAGTTTTTAATATTTGAATTATTTTTTTTAAAAGTTTTATTACATTCTTATTCATTTTTATTGGATCTTTATAATGAATAGAGTAATTTTCAATATCTTTAATAATATTTTCAACATTTTGTATTAATAATTCTTTATTACTACTATTTTGTATTAATAATTCTTTATTACCACCAAATTGATTTTGTAAAGTTAAATATTTATTTTTATATTTTAAATATTTATTTTTATATAATTTATCCATTATTTATATTATAAATAATATAAAAAATAAAAATAAATATAAATATATTTATTTTTATATGTTTATTAAGAAAAAGATTTGTAAATATTTAATATATTAATCATATAACAAATATTGATTATAGTAAATTTATATTATTAAATTAATTGTATAATATTATCTAATCTATCTGCTAAATCATTTGGATCTTTAATTTTATTATATAATGCATCTTTAAATAATTCTGATATTAATTCAAGTATTTCATCTGATACTAAATTTCTTAAAGTAAATTTAGGATTATAATAATTATTATAAAACAAATGAAACATAGCTAAACTTAATGAATAAATATCAACATTTTTAGCTATTGATAAAAAACATTTTTCATATACTTCTTTTATAGAATACTCACTATTATCATCTAAATTTTTTGTTAATAATTGTTCTATATATGTATTTAAATATTTTTGAACTTCTTCTATATTTGTAAATATAGAATATTTATGCGATGTTATTAAATTATTCATAACATCGGAATATACAGTAAATTTTGATACTGGTTGTATTATATAATTATTAAATAATTTTAAATATTCTTGTTTATTAGTTGTAAATGTATCAAATTGATCAATATATACTTTAAAAAAGAAATGTAAAATTATAGGATAATTTAGATTTGTTGTATTAATTAAAACTATAGGATGTTTATTATTATTTTTATCAAGCAGTGTATTATTGTATTTATCTGTCAATCCAAAATCAATAAAATATATATTATTATCTTTTATAGTCATATTAGGTGTTTTAATATCTCCATGGAGATATTCTTCTTCATATAATTTATTAATAAAATTTCTGATTCCTCTACTAAAACTTTGTAATACATCTTTAATATTAGATTTATTGATATCATCATTAGTTAATTTATCTAATGATTTACCAACTCTAGTAGTAATTATATAACCATAATAGTCATGTTTATATTTTGTTTTTGGTAATTTTTTTTTTAAACACTCATATAAGTCTCTATTTTTTTTTTCTATAGAATTATGCAATTCTGCACTGTCCATATATCCTGCAAATATCATCTTGGGTGTATAATTACCATCTTTATCAAATCTTTCTATTAACATATTTGACGCAAATTCTTTTTTATAAGCATTTTTTTCACAACTTAATATTTTTGCAACATAATTATCATCATATTCATTAATATTAATTTGCTCTTCTGTAGGATATTCTTGTTTAATAATAGGTGTTATTAATGTTGGTGGTGAAAATACACATCCAAAACCACCATCACCAATAAATCTAATTCCTGATCCTATTAACTTTGGAGATTTTACATGAAAAAATCCTCCAAATGGTATTTGTGTTTTTTTAGCATTTTCTACAGCTTCATTTATTATCTTAAAATGGTTGTTTAATAGTTCTTCTAATATAATTATATTATCCATATTTATTATATATATATATATATATATATATAGAAAATAATTTATAATACATTGTTAATCCTACAATTAGCCTACATACTATAAATAAATTTGAATATTATTATATTATAAAATTAATTCATCATTAAATAATTCATCATTTTCTTTAATTAAATTAATTAAATTTTCATTTAAACAATCGTTATTAGATAAATTTTTTAGAACAATTTTTTTACTAAATTTTTGTATAAAATCCCAGGATAATTCTTGAAATAAAGAAATAGATGACCAATTTAATTTGTCTTGATATTTTTCAATAAATTCTTCTGATAATTTTTGATTATTAGATATTATATCCCAACACTCATTTTCATTTATATTTAATTGAGGTATAATATTATTAACAAAATCTTCTATTTTATCATTAGATAATTCTTTATGTTCAATAATACTAAACCATCCTTTATTAGTTATTAAATTTTTATTATCCCATATGCAATTAATTGTAACATTATCCATCCAGCCAATATTATCCCAAATATTTTCTTTTTGAAATACTAATATAAAAGTATCATTAAATAAATATTGTGTTTTAATATTTAATGGCAATAATGACCAATTTATTTTTTTATTATATTTTACAATTGTTTCTAATTTTAATAACTGTTCTTGAGAAATAATATCCCAATTAAAATGTTTTTCATATTTATCAATAATTTCATCTGGTAAATTTTGATTTAATGCTAGATTATAAAAATCTATTTTTTCAATAGGTGTATTATCTATATATTTTATTAGTAAAATTTCAGGTAATATTTGATATTTAATTAATAAATGATTATATTTAGGATTATAATTTGTTTCATCCATCCATAATAGTAAATCTTCTGATAGAAATTGATATTTAATTAAATATTCAACATTAATATCATTATAATTAATTTTTATAAAATCATTGTCAAATTGCATTGTTTTAAATAAAAATTTCCAATAATCTTCATTATCATAATTTTCCTTCATTAATTTATTAATTATTAATGTTTTATCATTATTATTATTAAATAATTTAATAAACTCTTTTAATAATTGTTTTTGATCCATATATTAATATTTAAAAATATATTTTTAAATATTAATCTGACATAAATAAATTAAATGATTTTATTTTATCACTATTATTATTTTGTTTTTCAAAATTTGAATTTTGTTTTTCAAAATTTGAATTTTGTTTTTCAAAATTTGAATTGTTCTTAAATTTTTTTAAAAGATTTTTTTCTTGCATTGATAATTTCATATCACTTGAATTATCATCTGAATTATATGGAATATATTCTTTTGGTGTAGGAATTATATTCTTATTATTATTAATTATATCTAAAAAATTTCTTATTTTAATTAAAATTTCATCACTTAAAATATTTAAATTTATATATACTCCATTATCATTATTAATATAATTACAATTATTTTCATATATTATTTTAAATATTTCTTTATAATCTTTTTTATTTGTTATATTTTCTATTTTTGAAGCTAATATTTTTTTTTCATTATGTGTAAAAGTCATAATATAATATAAAGTAATATATTAATATTTACTTCTTAAACGATTATTATTTTTTATTTAGTCTTTATTATTATTTTTAATTAAAAATCTTCATCATATTATTTTTTGTGCAAAACAATAATATAAACAATATATTAGAAGTATCTAAAATAAAAGTTATTTATATTAAATAATATATTATTAAATATTATATTATTTAATAATATAATGCGAAAAATTATATTAATTTTATTAATGTTTTTAAATTATTCAATGCCATATCAAGTTAATAATAAAATATTTCAAATACAACCAAAGAATACTTATAATGTTCAAAAATATATATCAAATAATAAATTATCACCATATATTTTATATACTGTTATTAATAATTGTTGTAAATGTATTATGATTTATCATAATTTTTATGATAAATTCCATGGCAATACTAAATTAGAAAATTTTTATATGTACGAAAATTGTGAATGTATATTATTAGATAATACTATAAATAATAATACAAATTATACTCTCAATAAATTAAAACGTTATAAAGATTATTCTATATTTTTCAAATCTTGTAATAAAGAATTAACAAATTATAATTTATATTTTTTTCGTATATTTAATAAATACAAGTTAACAACACTTAAATCATTGTTTTTTTTTAAAAAATAATTATTATTTAATAGTTTATATATTTATTTTTAATTTTGAAAAGCTACATTTGTTGGTCACATAATTTTTCATTAAATACTAAATTACAAAAGTATTTTCTTGTTTTTACTTGTAATTTATTCCATTCTATTTGATTAGATATAAAATTATTAATTTCATCTTGTATACTTTTATCTGCTAAACTTAAATCTAAATTTTTTAATAAATCTATTATTACTTTATTATTTTTGTCATTATTATCAAACATCATAAATGTATTTAAAATATTATATGAAGCTATCATATATGGTTCCATTACATCAGTAATATTATTATCATTTAATATTTTGTTTATATTAATCATATAATTATATGATTGCCAATCATATATATCAACAGGAGTTAATATATTATATTTAATAATATTATCAATTATATTAGTAGGAAAACTGTTTTCCGTTACAAAAAACTTGATATTTCTTTATAATAAAAGAAATATTCAATTATCAAATAATTTTTTTTATTACTATTAACATACTACAAAAAATATATTACTAGTAATAAAAAAAATTATTAAAAATAATACAAGCTTATAAAGACGTGCAACTCGCCTTATTTATTTTATTAATCTAATCCTTTAAAATAAATACATCTACAACCATTTATATCTCGATCAATTATTTTTTTACAATTGTCACAATTATAAATTTTATTTGATCCTAAATTTTCATTATAGTTACTACAATTACTACACATTT